AAAAATGGAAAACGAAGAGTCATTAGAAATACAAAAGAATCCTAACAGCCCAGAAGGCATTGCAAGCCGCTGGCAAAAGGAGATTGCAGCTGCCGATAAAGAGCAGCTGAAATTTCATGAGGACTCCGAGAAAATTATTAAGGCGTATTTAGATAAGAGAGATACCCTTCAAGAGGGTGAATCTCGCGTCAATATGTTTTGGTCCACGATTGAAACGATGAAATCGTCTTTATATGTGCGTCCACCACAGGCCTCTGTAGCGCGTAATTATGTAGACCCTACAGACGATGTTGCGCGTGTCGCATCGATGATGCTTGAGCGCGTTTTAAATTCTGATAGCGAGGCTGATGGTTCTGATTTTGATTCTGCCAGCCGCGCAGGCATTGAAGATTGGCTCATTGTTGGTATGGGCCAGATGTGGATGCGTTATGAAGTAGAAACTGAGCAGCAAGAAGTGCCTGCAGTGACAGATCCAACCACTGGTATGGAGATTTCACCAGCAACTTCTGCAGAAGTGATTTCAGAAGAGAAAGTTGCAACGGATTATGTGTACTGGAAGGATTTTTACTGGTCACCAGCGCGTACCTGGTCTGAAGTTCGCTGGGTTGCGCGTAGAGTTTGGCTCACAAAATCACAAGCTAAGCGCCGTTTTGGTGAAGTGATCACTGAGCAGTTAAATTTTGGTAAATCTAAGATCAAAAAAGGCAGCGCAGACTCTACTCCACAAAATGATCCTTGGGGTAAGGCTGAAATTTTTGAAATTTGGTGCCGCGAAGAGAAAAAAGCCTACTGGTATTCAAAAGGCGTTGATGTCATCTTGGATGTTAAAGATGATCCACTGCAATTAGAGGATTTTTGGCCATGTCCAAAGCCAATCATGATGAATGCTACCACTAGTAACTTCATGCCACGCGCTTTATATATTTTTGCCCAGGATCAGTTTGAAGAATTGAATAATGTGAATACGCGTATTCATAATTTGACTAAAGCAGCCAAAGTTGCGGGTGTTTACGACAAAACTGCAGAGGGTGTACAAAAGTTATTCACCCAGGGCGTTGAAAACAAATTGATTCCAGTAGAAAACTGGGCAATGTTCACTGAGCGCGGCGGCGTTAAGGGCGCGATGGAATTTATTCCTATCGAGCCAATCGCCAGCACCATTGATCGCCTGCAAAGCTATATGCAAGTGAAGGTGCAGCAGATCTACGAAACACTAGGTATCTCTGACATCATGCGCGGCAGTTCAAAGGCCTCCGAAACCGCAACTGCGCAAAAAATTAAAGCGCAATTCGGTTCAGTGCGTCTTGATTACTACCAAAATGAGTTGGCCAGATGGGTTCGCGATGCTCTGCGCATCAAGGCTGAGATTATTGCTGAGCATTTTCAGCCAGAAACCATCATTGCGATGTCTAACATCCAGTACACACCAGACGCGCCATTGGCTAATGATGCAGCTGCATTGATTAAGACATTATCTAAGACCCAGTACCGCATCAAAGTTGATAGCGACACAATGGCTGCGATTGATTGGAGCGCAAGAAAAGAAGAGGCTACAGATACTTTATCTGCGATGGCCAACTTCTTCGCGCAAACCCAGGGCATCATCCAAACTGTTCCTAATTCTCTGCCAGTAGTTCTGCAGTTGATGCAAGCAATGGTTGGTAAGGTGAAGGGCGCGGATCAAATTGAGGGCATTTTGGATCAAGCGATTGAGCAGTACAAACAATCACAAGCTAATCCGCAACCTCCTGCACCTCCAACACCAATGCAGATTGCTGAATTGCAAAACACCCAAGCCCAGGCAGAAGAGCGCCACGCCAAAGCTGAGAAAGCAATGTCAGATGTCAATCTCCAGAATCTGCAGATGGTTCAGATGTCAGTTGCACCGATGGCGCCAGGTATGCCGCCGCAGCAGCTACCAGCGCCGCCACAGGGTATGCCAATGCAACCTCCAGGAATGCCACAGTAATGCCGACTTATCTTTATCACTGCGACCACTGCAATACCCAGTTTGATCGGTATTGCAGTATTGCGGAGTATTCCAAAGATCCAGTTGCAAAACACTGCAACAAGAAAGCGCGAAGAGTAATCCAAGCGCCGATGATTGCGCCGAGTGAGGCCTGGAGCAATGTAGTAGCAACAGACGGCACAGATATTAGTAGCAAATCAAAACAAAAGGCGTACATGGCCAAAAATGACCTGGTGCCGTATGAGCCAGGCATGTTTGATGCCAACATCAAAAAACGCGAAGAGCATTACAAGTCGGGTGGGGACCACCAAGCCCGCAAAGAAGTTATTAAAGAAATCGTAAATTCAAAGGTGGGTTAAATGGATGATGAATTAAGCCTCAAGCAGGCAACACTCAATATATTGCGCGGCCTGGGTAATCGGCAGCAGTGGCAAGAAACTGCAGAAGGCATGGGCCGCGTTCAAAGAGCGCTGCCTGGAGTTGCAGAAAGTTTAGGTCGCGGCGCAATTGCTCAAATTCCTGGCACACCTGGTGACCTGGAGTCACTTGGCCGCACTGGTATTAACTGGGCAGCTGGTCGCGATGTCGTAAACCCAGAATCATTCTTACCAACTACGGCAGATATTTTGCGTAAAGTACCGCGCATGACTGCAGATCATGAAGGCAGCGCCGACATGGAAATGGTTGGTGGCCTAATCAGCCCAGGAATGGGCGGTGTTTTAAAAGATGTTGCGAAAGCTACTGAAGGTTTGCCAGTTGGCCTGTCAATTAAAGATGTATCTGGCGCAGCCAAACGCGGCGCACCACGATTCTCAATTGCCCCTGCACAAGCAGAAGATGCGACTGGATTGCGTGACACGATTGCATCACAGATGGGTGAGGGCCAGGTGTCTATCAAGACATTGACTGAAGCTTTTGATAAAGCAATTGGTTATCACAATACATTGTCACCAATGGATCGCGCAGCCAATGTGCAACGCGCTAACGCAGCACTAGCAGAGCATTTAGGTGTTGATGCAACTGGTATGACAAAGCCACTTCTAGGTAAAAATGCCAAGTTGATGAAGTCAGAAGCTGGTTACGATGGCGGCGTACCGATTGAATTACCAGATGGTCGCGGAGTAGAAACTACTGGCCTTGCATTATCTCCAGCATATGAAGAGGGTAAGTTCAAAATGTGCCCTAACTCTGCCAGCTGCGCAGCTGAGTGCCTGGGCAAAACCTCTGGTAATTACTTTAAGCTTGGCGGCGGCGTTGATCTTGATGCATTCAAAGGCCCACGCCTTAATAGTTTGAATAAAACATTGGCCATGATGCGCGACCCTGAGAATTTTGCAGTGAAGTTGCACGATGAGATTGACGCGGCCAGGATTATGGCAGCGCGTAACGGCAATCACTTAGGTGTGCGCTTAAATACTCTTTCTGACATCAACCCACGCGTACATAAATCGATTATTGAGTCTTTCCCTGATGTGTCTTTCTATGACTACACCAAGAACAACACAGACCCAATCGCGCCCAATCATCATTACACATACTCATCTACTGGCGTAAGCCAAGATGGTGTAGTGAATGAAAATCAAAACTGGAAACAGATGCGCCGCCGTTTGGATGAAGGCAGCAATGTGGCGATGGCCTTTAGTCATAAAGAGCATCTTCCATCTTGGGTACATGATGAAGAGTCTGGTAAGCGCTACGCAGTGATCAATGGTGATACCCACGACTTTAGGCCTTTAGATATTCAGCCAGAAGGCGCCGATGGTGTAGTGATTGGTCTTAAAAACAAGAAAGCCACTGGTACAGTGGATAACGCCCATATTGAGTCTGGCGGTTTCTTTGTAAAACATGATCCACAGGCAAAACGGACCGCAAAAGGCACCTATGAGCGCGGCGAATCGCCTGGCATGGGACCATCTGGAAAACCATTACTAGGGCCGACAATTCCAACTAATGACACAGTTATCATTAAAAACCAGGGCACTAGACAAATCCCAATAGGAGTATCGACAGATGAGTAAGAAATTAAAGGTAGATCACTTCTACCAACAATTCCATAACGAAGAGCATCACGACCAAGAAAATGAGAGTACAACTTTCTCTCATCACCTGGCACCAGACGGCCACCCAATTGGGCAGCCCCTGGACTTCAATACCCTGCGCAAACCTCACGCCAGGGCGGCAGAGCATCAACTACTGAATAAAGCTGATACAGCTAAAGAAGCAGTAGATAAAGCAGCAGTATTAGCAACTCTAAGAAAAAAGAACCCCTAACACCACCACTCGGAGCAATTTATGTCAGACCTTAGAACAGCATTAGAAGAAGCGCTTGATAAGACGCCACTAGATACGGCGGCAGAATCCGTCACGACTGCAGAGCCGCCAGAGCCTAGTACCGAATCTCTAGACGAGGGACTTGAGCAAGGCAGCGATGCTGGGATTTCTGCCGCCCCTACTGATGAGAAAACAGAAACGCAGGGTAATTTAGACCTCAACGCAGCAGCTGAAAGCGAAGGCCGAAAACGCGATGCCCAAGGCAAATTTGCGCCTAATGATCCAAAACCACCAGAAGAGGGCGGTATTATTGCCGCGCCCAAGGCTGGTGAGCCTCCAAAACAGCCCAATATCGGTGACAAAGCGCCTAATTCCTGGAAACCAGAGATTAGGGCAGAGTGGGACAAGCTGCCTGAGTCAGTGCGCCAGACAGTGGCCACCAGGGAGCGCCAGATCCAGCAAGTATTAAACGAAACAGCAGAGGCCAGGAAGTTTGCCGAGGCCGTATCCAAAACAATCCAGCCGTACCAGGCAATGCTCCAGGCTGAAGGCATGCATCCAATTGGCATGGTCCAGGATTTATTGCAAACCGCCCAGGCGCTGCGCACATCACCCCCAGAGCATAAGGCTCAACTGGTGGCCGCCATCGTTGGCAAGTTTGGTATTGACATCGACATGCTAGATCGCGCCTTATATGGCCAAAAGGTCCAGGTTGATCCAGTGCAAAACCAGGTAAACACCCTGGTACAGCAGCAGCTGGCGCCAATCCAGCAGCAGCTGCAACAATTTCAGCAGATCCAATACCAGCAACAATATGCTGCAGCGCAGCAAACTACCCAGGAAGTCGAGAATTTCATCAATTCTCAGCCATACGGCAATGATGTAAGGGCAGCAATGGCCGACATTATTGAAGTTGGTATGCGCCAGGGCAGGGATATATCCATCCAGGAGGCTTATGAAGTTGCCTGTTATGCAGATCCTGGTATCCGCGGACTCATGATGCAGCAGCAACAAACTGCGCAGCTGCAAAATCGCGCCCAGGCAGCTGCCAAAGCGAAGACTGCAGCGGTATCTTTAAGCGGCGCTCCGTCAGCTGGGAATGATGCAGTAGGACAAGCGGATTCTGTGAGAGCAGCTATTGAGCATGCTCTATCTAGAACTGCGCGTTAAGCATTGAGAAAATAGAAAGATTGTTTCCAACAAAGCAATCTTTCTATATAATTAGCAAAACCGAAGTTTGGTTTTATGTTGTGCCGAAGGACTAAAGCCAACCGACTCCAGGACCAGCAGCAGCTGACCACCTTACCCAATCGGACTACTGATTGCCAAAGGTACAGACATCTTGAATTTTCAATTTCAATTTATCTGATTAGGAGTTTTAACCATGTTTGCAAATACTTCAGTTAGCGACATCATCGCTACTACTATTGAATCCCGCAGCCGTAAGATTGCGGATAATGTCACAAAAAATAATGCCCTCTTAGAGCGCCTCCAGAGCCGCGGCAATGTTCGCACTGTATCTGGCGGTACAAAGATCTATGAAGAGTTGTCATTCGCTCAGAATGGTAATGTGGGTTTCTACTCTGGCTACGACTTGTTGCCAGTTGCTGCACAAGATGTTATCTCTGCAGCTGAATTCCAGATCAAGCAATTGGCTTGCCCAGTAATTATTTCTGGTTTAGAGCAATTACAAAACTCTGGTAAAGAAGCTTTCATCGACTTGCTAGAGGCTCGCGTTGCTGTAGCTGAATCCACAATGGCTAACACCCTTGCTGGTTCTATCTACTCAGACGGCACAGGATCAGGCGGTAAGGAAGTAACTGGCTTAAACGCAGCTGTTCCAGTAAACGCAGATGTTGGCGTGTATGGCGGCATCGATAGAGCTACTTTTTCCTTCTGGAGATCTAAGACTGCTGATGTGAAAAACTTTGCAGCTGCAACTACTGGCGCAGGCCCTGTAACTTCAGCATTAAATGCATTGTGGACACAATTGGTTCGCGGCGCTGATCGTCCTGACCTCATCGTTATGGACTCAGTAATGTGGACTAACTACTTAGCTGAATTGCAAGCACAACAGCGCTTCACTTCATCTTCTTCAGCCACTTCTGGTTTCGCAACAATCAAGTTTATGGATTGCGATGTTGTATTGGATGGCGGTATCGGCGGTTTCTGCCCACCAAAAACAGCATTCATGCTCAACACCAAATACTTGTCATTCCGTCCACACGCAGATCGCAACATGGTGCCATTGTCACCAGGTAAGCGCACTGCAATCAACCAAGATGCTGAAGTACAGATCTTGGCATGGGCTGGTCAGATGACTTGTCGCGGTGCGCAATTCCAGGGTCGTTTAACAGACACCCGCGCCTAATTGCTTCGGGTGGTGAGGCAACCTTGAGGACAGTACCAGACAGGCAACTGCGCGGTATTGTCCTCACCTTTTTACCTAGGAGATAGATATGGCAACAGGAATCCCAGGATCTTTCGCAGATCCAAATGTAGAAGTAGGCGGTGCATCTTCTGGTATTGGTTTTGGTACCAATGCAGTTTATGCAAACGCAGCATCTTGCCCAATGGGCGATGCAGAAGGTAAAGCAGTAGGTGTACACACTATTGGTGAGTCCACAGATCCAACAGGTCGCAAGGCTTACTGCTTACCAGGTGATCCAACACAAGTGTTGGTTATCAAAGAAGCAGAGCAAGACACAGCTGACGGCGAGAGCCTCGGTAACCGCCCTCTTAACGGCAAACCAGTGACTAACGAAACTGGCGTAGAAGTTAAAGAAGGTAGTTTTGTAATCGGCATCAACGCGATGTAATCAGTACCCAGCCCACTAACCTGGGCTGGTTTTTTATTAACCAAAAATAGGATTAAATCCAAATGCAAACCACCCAAATGCAGAATGTTTCAGCCTTACCTGATATTGATTATGTGACTGGCAATGAGCGATTCGCTAATGACAATCAAATTTTCAAACAGTTTTCACTCATGACAGTAAAAGATGAGATTGCCTCCGAAGAGGCTGGCCGTCCAATCTTTCGCGATGCTGAGTATGTATCCATGATGATCCCTGGTGATCGTACTTTGCAAGTAATGCGCGAAGTGGATTCAGAAATTCGTCAGCGCTTTCCACGCGAATACGCAGCCTTTAAAGCTGGTGTAGCAGAGCAGATTAGCGGTACACCAATTAGCATGCTGCCTGGTATCACAGCTGCTCGCGCTAAAGAGTACGAATACTTAGGTTTTAAAACAGTTGAAATGTTGGCCAATGCGTCTGACTCAAATTCATTTATGGGTTTCCAGGCTGACAAAAAGAGAGCGATTGCCTACCTGGCGATTGCTGAAGGTAAATCAATTGAAGCTATTGACCAAAAACTCACAGCAGAAAACGAAGCAATGAAGCAGACCATCGCTGACATGCAGGCCAAGCTGGAGAAAATGGCAAAGGCTAAATAAGGAGCATTAAATGATCTTCGGGAAAGCAGCGCCTACTGGGTCGGTTGTACCAAGCTACAACATTACAAGGTACGAAAGCCTTGCAGATGTAGCTAATGAATTAGCCAGCGCAGTTGGCCTACCAACATCTTCTGATGTGGTGGGTAGCGCTGACCCGAAGATGATTCAGTTGATTTATGTAATCAATGCTGCAGCTACCGATATGATCGGTATGCGTCAGTGGTCGATGCTCAATCGCGAGGCATCTGTCACTATCGTTGCAGAGTATCCAGGCCAGCAAGAGATCGCAGTACCACTACCAGTAGACTTTGATCAATTCGTTAGCCAGACTCTTAATAACTCAACTACACAAGTAGCTGGCAAACCATCACTCCCACAAGAGTGGCAAGCACTAAAAACACTGTGGCCTGGAGCGACAGTAAACACAATGTGGCGTGTTCGCGGTGGACATATTCTTTTCTTGTATCCACCAGAAACACCACAAACATTCACATATGAATATCAATCTATTGCATGGTGTAGCGATGCAGACATGCCAAGCCAATTTAAGAATGTCGCAAACAAAAACGGCGATAAGATTCTTTTAGATGGTTACCTGGTAGCGCTGCTTGCTAAAGCTAAATGGCTAGAGATCAATAAGTTTGATTCATCTGCAGCGATGCGCGACTTCTTGCGTCAATACGATCTGCGCGTAGACAATCAATCAGCTGCTCCAGTTTTAGGTATGGTGAGTCGCGATGATTTCGGTTTAGGCTTTCCTGGTGTTATGTCAGTTGCTGCAGGCGGTAGCGGCGGCACTGGTGAGCAAGGCCCTCCAGGCCCTCCAGGCCCACGCGGTGGTGTTGGTCCTAAAGGTGATACAGGAGATATTGGACCAGAAGGCCCAGCAGGACCGCAAGGTGAAAAAGGTGACACAGGTGAGCAAGGTCCTATGGGCGGCGAAGCTGGCTCTGTAATCGTTAAGGATGTACCACCAGAATCTCCATTTGCTGGTCAAACATGGTTTGAGTCTGACACTGGTAAGACATATATCTGGTACATCAATCCTGACGGCTTCGGTCAATGGATTTCAATCTATACAGCTGGTGAAAAAGGTGACCAAGGTGATGTTGGCCCAGAAGGTCCACAAGGCCCTGCTGGTGGTCCAAAAGGTGATCCTGGTCCTATCGGACCTCAAGGCTTGCCTGGACCACAAGGTCCCCAGGGCGCACAAGGTAACGGCTTACAGCCAATGGGTGAGATAGCATCACCTGACTTGCTGCCAACTGAAGGCAACAAAGCTGGTGACTTGTATCTCATTGAAAAAGAAATGTGGATCTGGAATGCCGATAAGTTGGAATGGATCAACATGGGTAGTGTCCAAGGCGCACAAGGTGAGCCTGGCCCACAAGGACCAGTTGGTCCACAAGGTCCTGCAGGACAAGATGGATCTGGAGCAACTCCAGACTTAACTCCTTATGCACTTATCACTGATGTTGATGCAAAAGATGCTGCAACTCTAGCGGCTGCACTTGCTGCTGATGTGCTTGTCTGGGACGAAACAAACCAAAGATATAGCCTAAATCAGTCATTGATGGCGACTGGTTATATATCAGCCACTGGTAATACTGTAGGTCAAACAGCATTAGTAGCTGGACCATCTAGTGGTACTAACTTCAAAATCCTGCCAACTGGTAAGGCATCACAAAACGGCGCAACGGCAGAGTCAATCATTTTGCAATCAATGCTTGATGCTGCGATTTCTGGTGTTGCATTAACTCCAGGCCCTGCTGGTCCCGCTGGACCAAAAGGTGAGCCTGGCGCTGATGGTGTAGACGGCGAGCGAGGTCCCCAAGGTGAAGTCGGGCCACAAGGTCCCCAAGGAAACACAGGAGATCAAGGCCCTCCAGGCATAGATGCAACTGCTCCAGTCGGTGGAATCATCATGTGGCACGGCAATGATCCGCCTGCAGGCTGGGCATTGTGTGATGGTACAAACGGCACACCAGATCTGCCTCCGAATTTTGCTTTGCCATACATCATGTTTATGGGTGATGGTTGGACACCTCCAGACCCTGTAACTATGTCTGTAACTTCTGCAGTTGGAATGGATTTTGTTTTCTCTATCAACCCTCCAACCGCTGGCCGCTTCAACTTCCCAGAGGCAGCAAACTCATGGGTGAGTGTGACTGCTGAAGAGTCTGTAAGTACACCACACACCTTCGAGGTTACAGGTGGATGGCTCATACAGTTTTTCCCAGACAACGATCCGAATGGTGGATATGTATGGATGGATGTAATGACTCCAGCAGCAAGCGACGCCTTATTGGTTAAGAGCAAGTATGAGCGCAAAAGAAAATAGGAATAAATCATGCCTTTATTAGTCTTCCCAGAAAATCCAACTGTAGGACAACTCTACAGACCAGAAGAGTCAGATGTAACCTACAAGTGGTCGGGCTACGCCTGGGACATTATCTCCAAAGAAAAAGAGATTGGTCCACAAGGTCCACAGGGTGAGAAAGGTATCCAGGGTGAAGTCGGCCCAGTTGGACCAGTTGGACCTCAAGGTGAAAAAGGCGACCAAGGTGATGGTCTTCGCATTAACGGCACTGTATCAACCCCAGAAGAGTTACCAGTAGATGGCAACACCCAGGGCGACTGTTATTTAATTGCAGGCCACATCTGGACATGGCATGACGGCGCATGGGTAGATGCTGGTTTAGTGCAAGGCCCACAGGGTGAAAAAGGTGATACTGGTGCGCAAGGCCCACAAGGTGAAACTGGTGCTACTGGATCACTCTCTGCAGAGCAGCAAGCACAACTAGATGCAATCCAAGCAAAAGATGTAGCGCAAGACGCAAGACTCGATGGCATTGACGCATTCGGCGATACATTAGTTGCTGCTGATGCTGCGATGTCTGAGCAGATCTCCAACACTAACGCCAATGTGGCAGCGCTCTACACAATTCAAAATGGCGCTGTAATCCTTTGGGATAAAGACATCGCACAAGTGCCACAAGGTTACTTACTCTGCGATGGTAATAACGGCACCCGCAACTTGCTTGATGCTGCCCCTCCAGGCACTGCATACCTCATTAAGTCTGCAGTAGACATGCCTACTGACTTCACTATTGAGTGGACCTCTACTGGTAAAAACAAGGTGCGTGTCACTTCAGTGCCTGCAGCTATCGGTACCTTCTATATGGGTGACTATGTTGCTGAGATCCCTGCGATCCCAGAAGTACCTGGTACACCGAAGTTGGTTATCACTGCAACACCTAACTATGACTTAATTGAGTTTTGCTACAACTTCGCCATTGAAGGCGGCGTGGCTGGCTCCTGGTCTTATGGTGACGCAGATGCAACTGTAAACACTAGCGGTCAATTCGTATACTCTGCTGGCGCAGCCGACTACACAGTCACATTCACCAATGATGCTGACGGCGCAGTAACGACAATGACTTTATCTGTATATGCTGCTGGTGAGCAGACAGAGCAGACAAGCCCTAACCAGTGGCTGATCGATCCAATTCCAGAAGTGCCTGCAGTCCCAGCACTTCCAGAAACTGTTATCTCTACTAAAGACGGCGTGGCTAACTGCACCTATCGTGATGCTGGTGTGCGCACTGTCCGCTTTGTACCATTCCAAGGCAATGAAGCAAGCCTGGCGGGTGTTGAGGCGATTACTACTTCAATCTCTATCTCTGCGCTGCCTGAGTTGTACACAGTGAAGATGACATCTACACCTCCTTGGGCTGGTGTTTACACCTTCGTCCCAGCGGTGACAGATCCAGATACTGGTGAAGTGACAACTCCAGCAATAACTGTATCTACCTCTGACGGCACTGCAAGCTACACCTATGACACTGTAGATACCTTCACAATCCGATTCGTGCCAGATGATGGCAATGATTCATCTACAACTACAGCGACAACTGTATCTGAGTATGTGATTACTGTATCTGCTGAAGTGCCATTGATTGCTAACATGTCTATCAACCAAGGCTGCGCTGGTACCTACACAATGGGTGATGGTAAGGCTGAAATCCCAGAAGTGCCGCCAGATACTAATCCTGATACTGGTGAGCCTATACCTGATACTGGATCTCCTGCGGTCCCAGCAGTCCCACCTAAGACAGTACATACATCTTCTGGCGCAGCAAGCTACACCTATGAAGAGGCTGGCACCTACACAGTGTCATTTGCTCCAGACAATGGATTGACTGCTCCTGCAACAGTTGATGTAACAGTGGCGGTGGAATAATGCCAACCGAAGCCCTAGCCCCTAACCAGATTCAATACCAAAGCGCCCAAAGCCTGGGCGTTAAGAGTATTAACATGGTGTCACCAGTAGGAGGTCTTAATTACAGAGATCCCTTGCCGTTGATGGGTGCTACTGACGCCGTAACTTTAGATAACTTTATCGCTAAAGGTAATGGCGTAAAAATGCGGGCTGGCTACGCAGGCTACTACACAGGCAACACTAAGCAAGTCGGTACGATCATGGCTTACCAATCAGGTAACTTTTCAGATCATCGCCTTTTTGCAGCGGTACCAGGCTCAATCATGGACATCACTGAAGGTGATGCTGGCACTGTTACTTCTACCAACATTCCAAGAGATATAACTGGTGAGTGGTCTTATGTGAATTACTCACTAGCAGATAAGAAATTCTTAATCGCTGTAAACAATGGCGCAGGCTACTGGGTCTATGACCCTGAGTCTGGATGGGAAAAGCAAACTATTGAAGGCCTACCCAATGACAACTTAACCAGTGTTTCTGAATGGCAGAATCGTATCTGGGTAACTGTCCAGGGCTACTCTTCTGTTTTCTATCTAGGCATTGGCGAAGTAAAAACTGGTGCCAAGGCATCTGAGTTTGATTATGGTCCAATGTTTAGGCATGGCGGTAATGCCCAGGCGGTTGCTAACTGGTCGCATGACTCTGGTAATGGACCGCAAAACTATCAAGTCATCCTATCTACCTCTGGTGACGCAGTTGTTTACCAAGGTACTGATCCTGAGAGTGCAGATAACTATGCATTAGTTGGCACCTGGTATGTTGGCAATGTGCCTAAAGGCGATAAATTCTTTTCCAGGGTTTCTGGCGATCTTTACATCTTGACAGACCTGGGCATTATTTCAATGTCCTCGCTTACCACTGGTAAGAATATTGAAGATGGCATTG